TTTGAAAATTTAGTGTTCTTAACTTACGAGTTTGTTTATTAGTCATTTTACTTCCTTTAAATTAACCTCTTAGGGTTAGGTGGTAGATTGTTAGGATAAGCTTTAGTCACACTATCTTTAATAACAGTTGCTTCAATAGTATGTTTTTTAGGTTTACCAAATTCAAAATTATGCCTTAACCTTGAAATCACATATCTACCAGTTAATCTTTCATCATATAAATCTTCTTCTTCATTGTCAACATCAGTTTTCGCTTTATATACATTTAATCTTATTACATCTGAAGCTTGAATTGATAAATTACCTACCATTTTTAATGTCATACCCATTCTATCTAAAAATGCCATCTTGTGATTTCTATTCAATAAATGTTCACTTACCGAAGTTTCTTCAAAAGGATATATTGTGTTGGGATAAGGATTAATATTGTGAACTGAACCTTTTGGAGTATTGTATCCAGATGTGGATTGTAAAGTTAAATATGAATCGTGAAAATCTTCTACTGTTTTACCATCTTCATCAACTGCACTTGATATTGGAAATACTGGATGTCCAGTTTCACCGATACTGGTTTCTATATCATTTTTTTTGGAAAACGCATCAGAGTATCTAAACTTTAAATCGTAGTAGGTTTTATTGTATATATCGTGTAATATCATTCTTGAAGAATACATTCCGTTTAAAGTATTTAACAATACACTATTACTTATGTTATTATTATCTTCCACTTGACCTAATTGTCTAATTATATTTGCTTGAACTTGTGAGGACTTTGATGGTTTATTATCATATGTGTCTGATGCACCTAGTGTAAATGTTGTTTTTGTATTTTGTCTATTGATACTATCAAAAGATAAAAAATTTAAACCTTTTATAGTTTCAAAAAATACAAATGGTGAATCTTTTTTAGTTTTAGCTTTCTGTGCAATCATCTGTATAGCGGTTAAAGGTCGTAGATTAGGAATAACTATTCGTTCTAACCCAACAGATGAGTCTGTTAAAAGTGTTTTATTACTACCTAAAAATTGTTTTTCTTTGACTAACCTACTAATAATTTCCGTCATATTACCAGAAAAACTTTGAGATATTCTGGTTCTTGAATTTCTCATATACTCTCTTGTTGCAAGAGTAAAAGATACTATTCTTCCTTGTCCCTCATCTCCTTGTCTTATTGATGTAACAACAAGTGGGTCTTTTGTGAAATCTAAAGAAACATCCTCATCTGATGGTGTTACAATTTTTAAATAACAAAACTCATTACCCACTAATGAATCTTTTAAAACTATATCATTAGTATCAAGAACAGTTATATGACAAGTAAGAAATCCTTGATTTATGTCTTCAAAAACACTAATTGCAACGAGAGCTTGTACAAGGTCAAGCGGTTCTCCGTGATGAGTCATTATTTTACACTCTTCAACTTCAAATGTTCCACTATAATTATAATTATTTTGTACCATTATGCATCACTTTGTAACAAAGTCCTTAGTTCTTTCCTAATTTGATTTACAAATTCTTTTCTCACTAATCTTATTTTACTATATTGGGTTTGTAAATTCTCTTCATATTCTCTATTTGTGACTTCACTCACTGTGTCACCACTATGTCCAGTAGAATCTAAACCTATGTTTATTTTTATGTCTGTATCACCAGATTTTTGACTAATTTCATAATGATGAGTTCCAAGTGGACTTGCATATTTGTCTTTTATGTATTCTTCAAAACCTCTAACACTCATAGGCCATTGATGGTATCTATCAACTATATTATTTGCATACAATACTAACCAATGCAATTCTGCACTACCATAAAAATCAAATGCAACATCCTCTGGTTTTTCGCCTGGTTTAACTTGATAAAAATCAAATAATAAAACATTATCTTTTACTAAATCATTAATTTTAACTCTTCTTAAAAGATGAGTAAATAATTTTGGATTACCATCACCTACTACATCATATATTAATGTTTCAAAGTTCTGAAAGTATGCCATCAAAAACCCCTTGCGAGTACATTGTTTTGTGTAACTATTTCTAATTCTTTAAACTGAAGTGTCATTTCTGTTTGTACTGGAGGTGCTTTCAATCCATCTGGTGTTCCTGCCTCTGCCATAGATGGGTCAAATGTTTGATATCTATCACCACCATATTTTACATTCATATTTTCTAATACACAAGTTGATATTTTATTGATGTATTCATTTTCTTTACCATCACTCATCATATATTTTATATCAAAAACATCTGGAGTTACAAATGTTCTTGATGTTGTAACATCACCTAAAATTTCAGGTAACATATGAAATTTAAATCTTCTAATGATATTATAAACAGCTCTTGCCTCTTGTGAACTTTTAGGTAGAAATTTAAAATTGAATGAAAAAGTTCTTTTTGCTAGTCCAGAAAAAATTAATTCTAGTCTGTTATTTACTACCTTACCAGACCTTGCAAATAATATCTCTTTAAAACCTTTTGCGACAGTATCAGCAGCACCAATAAGTAATTTATCAACAAGTCTTTGATTTTTTAATAATTCGGTGGTCGCTGCTCCAACCTTTTTACCCTCTTCGGCTTTATTAAACTGGTCAATGGCACCCATCACAGCGGTTGTTGCTACACCTATTTCCTCATCAGAATATTGTGGGTCATATGATACTTCAACAGTAGGTGGCATAAACAACTTTATTAAACTTTGTAATCTACTAACTGGTGCTCTCGCAAAAGTTTGATTCCTAATTCTAACATTTTGTTGTTGAATTCTTTTTACTTCAGCTGCACCAGTGATAAATGGATTACGACCAAGTTCTTGTGCTGCCCTACTTCCTCTACCTTCATCTAATGCACTTTGTGCTTTACTACTTAAATCTGGGACTAAAGTAAATACACTTCCATTTTTACTTACAACAACATCTCTTGCAACAGCAGAATTACTTATTAGTGAGTTTATATCTAAAACTTCATCGGTGGTTTGTTTTGGTAACTCACCAAATTTTATTGAACCTACATCTTGTTCTAGTATTTCAAATTGTATGTGATGTCCAGCTGGTGTCATACCACCATCATTACCAGCATTTAAAGGATATTGTAAAATTTCTTGACTAAATTTATTTTTTCTAATATTTTGGTCAAGACTAACTCTTTCTGTAAATGGGTTACTTTGTGACTGATTAGTAATTTCTTCATTACTATTAGTTCCCATTGCGATATCTTTGTAATTTAGAACCATATAAATATTCCTATGAGTTACAGTGGTCGTTATATTCCCTCTAACATAAAAAAGTATAAAGGTAATCCTACTACTATTTATTACAGAAGTTTGTGGGAACGCAAATTTATGGTATATTGTGATAAAAATCCTAGAGTGTTAGAATGGGGGTCAGAAGAACTTATAATACCCTATCACCTACCCACAGACGGTAAAATACACCGATATTTCCCAGATTTCTATGTAAAAGTAAAAAGAGCAGATGGTAAATTAAGAAAAATGATTATAGAAGTCAAACCTAAAAAATATACTGTTGAACCTAAAATACCCAAAAGAAAAACAAAATCATTTGTAAGAGAAGTTTACGAGTGGGGAAAGAACACTGCAAAATGGAAAGCTGCAAGAGAATTTTGTAGAGATAGAAATATGGATTTTGTAATATTGACCGAAGACCACCTCAATCCCAGTTATAAATATAATAAATGAGTATATTTGACGAAATATCAAAGTTAAGGAAAAGTGGTAAAGAACCATATCAATGGTATCGTAATCGCATAAAGGAACTTGGTACACCATCTCAAGCACAACTCATAAGAGATGGTAAGATAACTGGTAGAGTCAATTTTGGTGCGTTGAATATGTTTATATACGACCCTAAATTGAAAAACAAATTACCATATTATGATACATTTCCATTGGTATTACCAATAGAAAGATATAGAGATGGATTTTTAGGAATAAATTTTCACTACTTACCATATGCATTGAGAGCTAGACTATTAAGTCGTTTAGACCCAAATGCAAATTATAGTGCGTTAAAAAATGTAAGACTTGTTAAACCGACTTTAAAAAGATATTTAAATAGTAATGTTAGAAGTAGATTTAGAAAATTAGAAGAAGAAGATTTTATGACTGCAATTATGTTACCAGTACAGAGATTTAGAAAATCGTCTGCAAGTAAAGTGTGGTCGGATAGTAGGAAAGTAATCTAATGGTATTTTCATTAAGAGATTTTAAAAGTTCTTTATACGGTAGAGAACAAGCACAACAAAATAGATTTGAGATATTTTTAAAGTGTAAATTATTTACTGGTGAAAGTAATCGTTATGTCAGTTTGAGAGCAGAAAATTTACAGTTTCCAGGCAGAAATATTCGTTCTGCACCAGACGAAAACATATATGGCCCACCAAGAGAACTACCTCAAGGTGTTGGTCAATATGCAGCTTTACAAGCAACATTTTTATGTAACGCAGATATGTCTGAAAAAAGATTCTTTGAAATGTGGATGAAAAACATATACAACCCATTAAATCATAATCTAAACTATTATAACAATTACATTGGTGAGTTAGATATTTTTCAAATGGGTAAAGGTAGTAATACAGTTATACCATTTAATTTTCTTGCATTTACTGGTGCAAAAGAAGAAAAGACAAGTTATGGTGTTTCAATAAAAGAAGTTTGGCCTAAATCTATTGCACCCCAAGATTTAAACCAAGCATCTACTGAATTGCAGAGAGTAACTGTTGAACTCGCATATAGAGAGTGGCATACTATCAAAGAAGAAGGTGTTGATGATAGTCTTGCAGATAAGAGTTTAAGGTTGAGAGGGTCAGATATATATATTGGGGATGATTCCAGATACAGTATCATAAGTCCTAAAGGTGTTCTTTATGATATCCTTGGTAAGTCTGGTGCATCACCAACTGCGATTGCAACCGCTGGTTCGGCCGCAGATATAATCACTGGTGGTATTGGTAATACTATCGGTAAATTTGTTAGATAAAGGAGTACATTATGGCTTTGCCAAAATTTGAAGTGTCAACTTATGACATAAAACTACCAATTTCTCAACTTGATATTAAGTATAGACCATACTTAGTAAAAGAAGAAAAGAATCTTATGATTGCGAATGAAACTGGTAAACAAAAAGATGTAATAAACGCAGTAAAAAATCTCATAGAAAATTGCACAAACAATACTGTAAAAGTTGGTGTGTTACCTATGGCAGATTTAGAATATTTGTTTGTAAATATTCGTGCAAAATCATCTGGTGAAAGCACTAAGGTTTCAATTAAATGTCCAGATGAAGAAAATACATATGTAACAAAAGAAGTTAATCTTACTGATTTGACGGTTGATAAACCATTACCAGATAGTAATTTAATTAGACTAGATGATAAAATTGCAGTAGAATTTAGATTTCCATCTATTGATGATTTATCACACTTAAATGATTTTAAAAATCCTACTATGGAAGATTTATTTAAAATTATTGTAAATTGTGTTCATAGAGTTATGGATGGTGAAAAGGTTTACGAAAAAACAGACTTTAATGAGAAAGAATCTAAAGATTTTATTGAAAATTTGTCATCAAACCAATTTAATAAAGTAAGAACATTTTTTGATAATATACCAAAATTATACAAAGATGTAGAAGTTAATAATCCAAACACAAATGTTTCTTCAAAAGTTAGACTGGAGGGTTTGAATAGTTTTTTTATATAGCTCTTTCTCACGATACTCTTGAGAATCATTTTAAGACTAACTTCGCAATGATGCAACATCATAAATACAGTTTGATAGAATTAGAAAATATGGTGCCTTGGGAAAGAGAAATATATGTTGGATTATTAAACGAACATATAAGAGAGGAAAATGAGAGACTTAAACAACAACAAAATACCTAAAACAGTTGACCCAGAGTTAGCTAAAAAAGACTTGAATGGTGATGGACACATTACTTCAGAAGAATTGGAGATGGATTTGGAATTTAAAAGAAAAGAATTAGAAGATGCAGATGCTCGTAGAGATGCAATGAGAACAATGACTTGGTTCGCATTGTTGGGTATGTTATTTTATCCTAGTGGTATATTAATTACTGCAATGTTAGGACAAGACACAGCTGCAAAATTAATCGCCGATATTGCACCAACATATTTTGTTGCAATCTCAGCACTAGTCGCCGCATATTTCGGTGCAAATGCATATGTAGATAAGAAGAAAAAATAATGGCTGATACAACATCAAAAAATTTTCAAGAACTTATCAAAAAACAAATTGAAACAAATGCAAAGTTACAAACTATCATTGACCAAAATATTGAGGATGATACTCTTACTGAAAGAGCTTTAGATGCTTTCCCAGAAATAGCAAGTGATAGAAATCTATACAAAAGAAGAGAGAATTTAGATAGAAAAGAGGGTTTATTTGATAATGATGAATTGCAAGAAAAGACAAGAGAAGAAATAGAAAAAGGTAATGAAATATTATTATCAGGGATTCAGAACGCAAAAGATAGAGATAAAGTTGAAGAAGAATATGAAAAAGCACATCTTGATATAAATGCAAGAGTAAGCGAAGGTATTATAAGTGTTACAGAGGGTCAAAAATTAAATCAAAAGTTAACTGATGAAAGAGATGAAAAATTAAAAGGTTTAATACAACCACTAAAAGAAAGTAAAGAGGACAAAAATGATTTTAAAAGAGTTATGAAAAATATTACTGGTTCTTTGAAAGGTCTAAAAAATGTTACGATGAAAGCTTTTGGTTTTTTAGATTCAGTTTCAATGGGAGCATTAAGTACAGTAGGTGGTATATTAAAAGGATTATTTAAAGGTGGTTTGTTGTTAGGAGCACTTATTTTATTACAAAAATTTATAGACAGTCCTGCTTTTGAAAAAATGATAGAGATAATTAACAAAGTTGAAAAAGGGATAAGAGCATATATTAAATCATTTGAAGGGTTGACCTTTGAAGAGGGTGCAACAAAACTTAAAGATGATATAATTGGTGTAGTGAAAAAATTTGTTAAATCGTTTGCGACAGAACTTGCGATAGGTCTTGGTGTGCTTGTAGGTGCAATAGGTCTGATGTTTTTAGGTATTAAAAAAGTGCTTGGAACTGCATTACGCCTTGGTACATTAGGTTTTTTAGGAAAAAAACCACCTGCTAGTAATGTTGGAAAAACAACAGTAAAACCAGGCGACCCAGTAAGAAGTAAAAGTGGTAGAATGATGGTTGCTGGTGAAGATGGAAAACCAACAACACAAGAATTTAAAGGTAATAAAGTTCAAAAAATTAAAAAATTTGCTGGAAGAGCTGGTTTAGTAGGTACTGCTATCACTGGTGGTCTTGCCCTTTTGGATGTAAAAGACCTAATGAAAGCAAAAGAAGAAGGTGATAAACAAGCAGAATCTATTGCAAAACAAAGTCTAACATCTACTGGTGGTGCGTTAGGAGGAGCTGCAGTAGGAGCCGCAGTTGGTTCTTTCGTTCCTATTGTTGGAACAGGCATAGGTGCGATAGTTGGTGGTATAATCGGTGGACTTCTTGGTGATTTAGGAGGAGATAAATTATTTAAAACTGATTTACAAACTAATAAAGAAATTTCTGAAAAAAATCAAAAATTACAAGAAGATGCTGAAGCAAAAACAAAAAAACTAGACTTAATGCTTGAAAAGGGAACAATAACTAATGAAGAACATCTTAAAAGGTCAAAAGACATTAGTCTAGAAGCTGCAGAACAAATGAAAAAAAATAATAGAGGATTAATTCTTGAAACACAAAAAAATAGTTTGAAACAGACAGAAAAATCAAATGAAATGATTGCACTGTTAGAAGAAAATAATAAATTATTAACTACCAACAAAGATTCTAGTCCAACATTTTTAAATGCAAATAATACAAATGTTCAAAATAACCCATCTGAACAGACGATAGTTATGGATTCTCAAATAGTGGACGGTTTTCATTCACAAGTTTTGAGAAATCAATATGGTTAATGTTCTGGTATCTTTCTGGTGCTAATCCCTCTACATACATGAATAGGAACTTTCTCACCTTCTCTATCTTCATACTTTACTAATACCATTTCACTTTTCCACATTACTACTGGACTTTTATAAGGCATTGCGTGTTTCCATTGGTTTCTAAATTTAGGCCATCTATTCCATTTAAATTTTTTAGAACCCATAGTATTTTAGTCCTACTATAATCACTAATATAGCAACTCCTAAAAATACAAATCCACCAAATCCCCATTTAATCATTTGTTCTAACTCTCTTCTTTTTTTCTCTGCCTCTTCTTTCCTTTTTTTTCTGATAGAAGCCTGTATTCGTAACAAGTCGTTCCATGCGTTCATACCGTGAGTTGCGATGAGCCAGTTTCTCAATTCATCTTCCATACGCTTCGCTTTTTTTAATGCACCAAATGTTTCTAAAGCTTCCTCTTCTATTGAACCTACACCTCTACCTTTTGCTTTTGCGTGTCCTTGGTGTATGGCTTCATTTGCTGTCATCCAGCGTCCAATGTCCTTATACATTGACTCAACATCTCGGCCGAACTCAAATCCTTTTTTGATTGTATTAAAAGCAGCCGTCGCTACTCCTAATGCACTGATAGGGTCTAACATACTCTCTCCTCTTTTAACTATTTATATAAAAAAAGGGGTGTACACATAAGTGTAACACCCCTTCAATAAGGAGAAACAAAAGAAAGTTTTCTAGGCTTCTTTTGCAAGTTTCTGAAAGTAATCCAAACTATCATCACTATCAGTAGAAGTTGTTTTGACAACATTGTCTACATAAGACTTGTCATCTCCATCAACTTCTGTCTTAGGAAGTTCTACATCTTCAGCAGAACTTGTTGTTGATTGAGTTCCACTTAGAACATCATCAAGACGATTTTTGAGTTCATCATAAGTCTTAAAGTTAGATGGTGCAGTAAACTCTTTTAAAGAGTATTCTGTCTTCCAAATCTTATCTAATTGGGAATCATCTTCGTTTAATTTTGATGGACTATCAAACTCTGACTTGTCGTAGTTCCAATATCCGTCAACCTTCCTAA